TGCAATGTTTAAATACACCAGCGTTTTTACCTAGATGAACCCAAGAAATAAATGAATATATTTTATATTTCTCTATTAAATCTTTAAGTCTATATTCATCTTCTAATGTAATTTGAATATTCTCATTGCCGGCATTTAATTCTAAATATTTTTTCTTTGCTATAAAAGCTACTGATTCACTCTCTAATTTATTTCTGTGTTCTTTAACAATTAAACAAGCATCATATACTAATTTATTTATTTTTGTTGCTGAATAATTTTTAAGTATGAATATTTCATATCTTAATTGACTATTATTAAGTATTAAATCGATAAACCAATCATTCTCTTTAAAACACCAAGTAAAAGCAGATTTACCAATTATATTGTCTGATGTCGTAATGTTATTTCACCTCTACTAATTAAGTTTATTATTTACTCTTTAATTGTTACATCTATTAAAATTAATTAGTTTTGTTTGAATAAAATTGATTTATAAACGTTAAATCATTAATTTCAATATATTTCACAAGTTAATCATATAATAACTTATCATTAATTAAAATATTTTAGTTAATGTTAGTAATAAATAATAAAACAGGAAGTGGAATAGTGCAAGTACAAGAAGAAGTTTTAACTGAATTAACTAAATTGTTTAAACCTAATAAGAAGTTTAAATGTTATGATGATGTTAAAACACACACTAATCTAAAAGATAATGATTTAGAGTATATAATTAAAACAATAGAAAACAGAATTGACCCAGTTGGTTGGATTAAAAAAAATGTTAAAGTTTATCATCCACTTAAAGGTTCAATGCCATTTGATTTATATGATTATCAAACTAATACAATCAAATTATTTCTAGCTAAACATTTTATATTGACATTAAAATCAAGACAGGTCGGAATGTCAACTGTAACACAGGCATTTTGTCTTTGGTCAGCTTTAAATTATCAAAAATATAATGTTCTTATAATATCTGCTGGGCAAAGGAATGCTCAAAAATTTCTAGAGAAAATAAAGAATATGTACGATTTATTACCAAATGATAATTTTAAGTTGAAATTACTAGTTGATAATAAAAGTACATTACAGTTTGCAAATGGAAGTACTATTACAGCACTACCAGCTACTAGTCAATCTGCCAGAGGTGAATCCGTAAATTTATTTGTTATAGATGAAGCTGGATTCATAGAAAATATCGATGCTGTATATCAAGCTTGTTATCCTACTATATCAAGAGCATTTCCAAAAAAGAAAAATAAATCTGGTAAACCTTTTGGTATTATAATTATATCTACACCTAACGGAATAGCTGGTACTGGTAAATGGTACTTTGATATGTATTCTGGTGCGTTAAATAAAACAAATAAATATGTGCCAATTAAAGTTCACTGGTCATTAATACCTGAATTTGATGATGAATGGTATTTAGACCAATGCATGCAGTTAAACTGGGATTATCGAAAAATAGCATCAGAGTTGGAACTATCTTTTGTATCATCGGGTAATACTTATATTCCTTCATCAATATTGGATACTATAGGAACAGATGAGCCAATAGCTAAAGATTATAATGATAATTTATGGATATGGGAACCTCCGATTAAAGGAGAAACTTATGTAATTGGAGTAGACGTTGCATATGGAGATAAAAAAGATGCCAGTGTTATTAGTGTGTTAAAATCAAGCACATTAGAACAAGTTGCAGAGTATGAAGATAACGCCATTATAGTAGATAAATTTGCTGATACTGTAATAGATATAGCCGAATTATATAATAATGCTTTAACTAATATAGAAAGAAACGCAGTAGGTAAAGTATTGATAGATAAGATAGTTGACAAAGTTGGTTATGGTGGTATCAATCTTTATCGGGATATTAACAAGAATGATTTGACACATAAAAAAGGTGACAGAAGTACTTACAAAACAGATATAGGTACATTAGTTGGTAATAATAGAGATATGTTATTAGCTAATATGTATGGTATAGTACTGAATAAATATACAGAAGCTTTGAATAATATTATATCAGGGGACAATACGGATATTAAAACAGCAAGAGAAAAATTTGAACAGATAATTAAAAATAAAAAAGGCGACAATATTTTAAAGAAACATAGTATTATTAGATCAGAAAGATTACATCATCAATTATTAGGATTCATAGTTGATAATCATAATAAAGCTAGTGGTACACATGATGACTGTGTTATGGCTTGGGTACATGCTTTATATTGTTACACAAAAAGTAAACATCTATTATTAAGAGATGCAATCGAGGCGAAAAATGTAGCTATGGGTTATGATGACAAATATAATAAAAATTATAATCTAATTAAATTCATGCAAGCTAATAGTACTTCTAAGTTATGGAATAGTAATAGTGCGGATGAATTAGCTGAAATGATGGAGGATGAACAAAATGAAATGAATAATGAAATTAATTCTGATGATGAGGACAAGAAAACTAAGAAAACATCATTAACAGATATATACAAGAATCTGTATGGATTGTAAAATATTTAGGAGGAGCAATTAACTATGAAATATTATGTAAATAAAAATATATATCACAATGGTAAAGGTATTAAAGGGGGAGAAATATTTGACCCTGTTGATGTTGGTTATGATGAAAATGATATTAAATACCTTCTCAATCAATTCAAAATAAGACCGTTTGATGAGACTATAAAAAAAGTTGAAGTAGTCGAAACTGTCAAAAGAGAAGAAGTTAAAATTGTTGAAGAAATAAAAGAGATTGAACCAGAAATAGAAGAAGTAACAGAATATGTAGTATTGGAAGATCCAGTTGATTTTAATACAGTATCAGAAGAATCTTTTGATGAAGTAGAACACGCTGAAGCTATCAATGAAACCCCTGTTGTAGAGATTAAGAAAAAGAGAAATAAAAAAAGTAAAAAATAAGTAGGTGTTTTATTTTGGGTAAATTATTTAATAGCACCGACAAAGATATTAATTTAGATAATGATGATTTTGAAGAATTAAAAAGAAGATCATATAGTCAATTTGGATGGCCTAAGGTTAATATAGAGTGTGACGATTCCAGTTTTTCATATATAATTAAAAAAGGATTAATGCATTTAAGCACATATGTACCTAAAATAGTATACGAACCTGTCTCAATTCATGCTCATCAATCAGAATATGTGTTAGATAAATATGAACAAGTAAATGGAGTATTAGATGTATATGCTTCTACTGAATATTTAATTGGCTTAGGATTACCAATACAGGCAACATTAGGAGTACCAATGAGTTTGGCTTCTGCTAATGAAACTGCTCATTTAACTAATTTTGTTTCTTTAATGAGTTCATATCAAATGTCAAAAAATATATGGCAGGTTCAACCTATGGCAGAACTATTGCATCCTAATATAGTCAGACTTTTACCCACACCTTATTGTGATTCTATTTTTGTTCTTGCTATTACAATCAATCATGAAAATAATTTAGAATCTTTAACTAAGTGGGAAAAAGATTGGTTGGTCAGATGGTGTCAAGCTGGTGTCGGTAAATTTGTCGGTCAAGTAAGAAGAAAATATGATGGTGTAACATTACCTGTGGGCACATTAAGTACATCGGGTACTTCTATATACACTGAAAATGATGAGTTAGAAAAAGGACTTATGGAAGAATTAAAGAAGTTTAAAAAATATAATCAAATGTTTGTAGCGAGGGGTTAATTATAAAATGGATAATTATATTAAAAATATAGCTAAAAATTTTAGTCTTAGAGGGTTTAAAAAATATAATGATATATATTATGAAACACAGTTAGATAAATTAGATAAAGATAAACTTTATCTATTACAATTTCAAGGTAACACAAGTTTTAATCCAGATATACCATCTGAATTTTTAATTTATGATGGAAAATTTCATAAAATGTCTAATAATCTAAATTCTTCTTTGAAAAATAAATATCCTAAATCAATTGTTAAAAAAGCATTTGACAAATATGGTAATGGTTCAATTTCAGAATATGAAGATGTTAATACAATAACTGAATCATCAGTTATTAAACCTAGTGATATGGATAATGTTATAACAACATCAGATAAAGAAGTATATGCTGATCCAAGAAATGATTATCAAGGTCATACAAAAGAATGGTATGATGGATTTCAACATGGATATAGCGATGGTTATGAAAAAGGTTATGAAGAAGGGCGAGAAGAAGGAATACACGTGGAACAAGAGAGGAATTACTTTTAATAATTAAATGTATAATAATATATTCTATGAATTATTTGATGCAGAAGAACATAGTAAATTCATAAAGAGTGTCGAGAAACAATTTAGAACAAGTCCAGAATATTCTTTATGGTTAAATTCTGTTGTACATAGACATAATTGTGGTGCTACAGGATTAAA